CGTTCAAAGAACTGGCGGTGACCCATGTAGGTCGTGTCATCAAGTACGAAGACGTTGTTATTAGTCGGGCTGATAAGTACTCCGCCGATAGTCGCCTGGTGGTCGGCCTGCTGGTCGTAGGCATACTCGCCGACGGTTAATGTACCGCTAACCATTTTCTCAGTAAAGCGGAACATATGGGTGTTAAAGATAGCTGCCTGTCCACGGTTCAGGTAACGGGTGATACGCGCCGTGCTGAAGCTACTATCCTTGAGGTCGTCAATGACTGCTGCTTGTAAATCTGTGAGGTTATATGACATAGGGGGTACTGCTCACCTATCCTGTATTACGCTTATTGTAACATAGCTAGACAATATCACTACTAACCGTCCATACGGTACCAGTTATGCCGTCAGTATCAGGAGTGGGCATACCGCCTAAACGGATACGTACGCCGTTAATGTCAGCAATGTAAAAGCCGTCGTTGGTTATTAAGTGGCCGTTAACGTTAACCTCGTTACTGTCGCCGTCATACGTCACGCTGTCCACGCTCTGGCCGTCAGCCGTAAAGCTCGACGTAGTTGTAGCGCTGCTGGTGTAAGTGACTGCTGTCTCGTTCATTAGATAGGCTCTGCCAGCAATTGAGCTGGAAAAGTGGTTGCCGCTTCCAGCGTTACGGTTCCGGCGGTAGTATGCATACCGATATTGTACGTCTTGCTCGTAGAGGCCGCCGGTGTTCCTATCCATACCAGATATACGGGAACAGTTAAGCCGGTGCTGCCGTTGTTGTTGACAAGCATGGTCTGAAGTAACGTACCCGTTCCAACCGCCCCATCCCATAAGGTCAGACGATACACAGCATTGGCATTACAGAATATGTCTTGGGCGTAGAACGATACCTTGTAGCGCCTGGCAGTGGCTACGGTAGTAAAAGTAACACTTGCACCGGCTATCTGTACGGCAGTAGTCGAAGTAGTACTGACGTTTGCCGTCAGAGAAGCCAGGGCGGCCGAAGTCTCCACGTTATTCGTCAGTATGGTTTCTACGACGCCCGTCTCATTTACGAACCGGGGACGGACGTTAGAAGTTCCGGCCATTGCCAGCTTACCGTAGCCAGTGGGCGGAGTAATTGGCGCACTACTACCGCCCAAAACGGTGATATGACCGTCCTTGAGCAGCACACCATCAATCGTCACGCCTGCCGTGCTAGTAGACTCGTTGATTGTGTCAACAGCAGGCGTGACTAATGTTTTGTTGGTCAGCGTCTGCGTATCAGTCGTACCAACAATTGCTCCTGTCGGCTTGATGTCGAGGTTAAATACGGTGCCACTGCCACTAACAGTAATATCACCCTTGTCGCCGTCTGCAATACTTGTAGCTGCTGGGTAGTAAGGCATACTAAATGCTCTCCACAACGTTAACGTAGCCGTTAGCCGCCGACCAGATGCCGGTAATGATACCCTGCCGGACGGGAGCCGGTAGCTCGTAGTAGCCGTTCGGAGCGATGGCAATAACGTAGCCTCCAGAAGCAATGGAAGCCGTCGCGCCGAACTGTAGATATAAAGTCGCTGTTGAGGCGTTGTAGAACGTCACCCCCTTGCGGCTGGTGTTAGCGGCCAGTACCGTGACAGAAGTTGCCGACGAAGCGACTCCGGTAACGGTATCGGTACCGGATACGCCGGGAATGAAGGCCTGCTGACCGTACTGGTCAACCCTGACTTCACTGTAGTCACCAGTGGCACTCGTGACAGCAGTGACAGCGTCACGGCGGACACCCCATACAGCAACACCGACATCACCGGTTGCGGCCACGGCATCCTCGGCCTTGCCCAGCGAAGTGGCGGTGGTGCCAGCAGTACCAAGGTTTGCGGTCACCGTTCCCGTGACAGTGGTCGTCGGCATGGAAGCGACGTTCACGAGGTACTGGGTGAACTGGGCGGAGGGTTCGATAATGACGTTAGCGGTACCGCTCGTCCAGGCCGTCGCCCGGACCCGAAACTGTTGGACACCGAGCAGCGGAGAGATGTTCCAGCCAACCGTAGCATTTGACGTAATAACACCGGAGGTCAATGTGGCTGCTGGCGTGATGCTGCCCGTCGGTTGTGCGGCGATAGCAAGCCAGTTGACGCCGTCATACCATTCAAAGGTGACGTTCACACCGGCGTGTGTGCCGTAGATGCTAACCGTTACCGAGCCGATACCAATTAAATCAGTCGCCGTAACGACACTTGTCGCCGTAGTTATCGTACCAGTAGTCATGGCCTGCGGAGCGGCTAGGCGAGTGGGGACGGCAGTCTGATTGGAGGCTATGGTGACCGGAGCGCTGTTCGCCATTGTTGCTTGACCATTTACATTTGGTGGAATATATGCCATAATTATCCTATTCTATTATCCAGTTAGAGCCGTTACTAATAAAATCCAGCGACATGTTGGCGATAGTCAGGACGGCGATACTGCTGCCGTTAATCGTCTGCGAGCTGGTTGTCGCTACCGTCGTGAAACCGTCCGTCGTGGTGACACTGTAGCGGTTGCTGTTGCCAACGGCGGTGGGTAGGGTCAGCGTCAGGTTGCCGGTGCAGAGGTAGACGTAATCGGTGAGAGCAACCGCCCCAGCCGTGGTGTTGGTGGTGATACTGCTGACACTACGGGTAATGCCCGCCGTCCCGCCGCCTCCGCCGCCATACTGCGGTATGTTCAACGTTGCCCCGACTAAGGTAGCTGCACCGCTTGTACCGGCCGTGGTGAGCGTGATAGTCGGCTGTTTAGCGGCCAGGTCAGTCACGAGGTTGGTAATGGTACTCTGCGCCTGTGATCCGGTATGGTTAGCCCTGGCAAGCAGTGTAGCGTCACTGCTGTTGGCCGTGGCTCCGGCTGCAATACCGTCCAGTTTGGACTTATCAGTTGCAGTCAGTATACCGGCTACTGAAGCCGTTGCTGCGGCGATAACCGCGTCCGTACCGGTATCGGAATTGACTGTTACGGTACTAGCGGCCGTCGTGGTAGTTAGGTTGGTAGCACCAGAGATTGCTATATCGCCACTACCGAGCAAAGAGGTACTGTTGATCGTCTTGATGTTCGTGCCACTGACAAGGGTATCCTGTTTCGTGGCGATAGAGGCTGCCTGTGCCGTTGAGACGGGCTTGTTGGCATCACTGGTGTTATCGACATTAGACAGCCCGACGTCGGCCTTATCGAGCGTCACCACGCCCGTCTTACCGGCTACGGACGTAACGGCACCGCCCCCAGAGTTTATAGCTGATAAGGGTGTATTCACAAACTCGTGCGTCGTGGCATCTTCAAGCAGTACCAAGTCGGTACTGTTGGGGGTGGGACGGGAGGTGGTCTGACTAATCAGTTTGTCATTGACGGCCATTATAAATACTCACCTATCCTGTATTACCGTTAGTATAGCAAGGATAAGCGGGAAAACAAAAACAGCCCTATTTCTAGAGCTGTTCCTGCCTCGCATGTTTTCTTCTAGCCCGTGACGGTTGAACCGCCGGGGCCGCCGTTTCCGGCGCTGGTGTCCTTCAGTGGTACGCCCAACTCTTTGGCACGTTCGATGAGCTCCGAGACAGGGACGCCTGTCATGGCTTCAATGGTGTAAGCATTGGTGCTAGACAGGATTTGGAAGTCAACCTCATCTTGCTGTGTCAAGCGGTTACGTAGATTACTGTAGGGGTTGGCCAGTTCGGCTTTCTTCTGCGCGCCGAGACTCATGCCCTCGAACTCCTCTTTGGGTATACCATGTACGAGTCCTTTGGCGGTGTCGTCTTTCAGCGCTTTCTGGCGGACTTCTTCGGCGGAAAGGGTCTTGGCCTTTACTTCCGCGTCGAAGCCGCCAGTTGCAGCGGCTTGTTCCTTGGCTGCCGTGACGTCTGATTGCTCAGGTTGGTCTTGGCGGGGAACTATTACTGCTCTGTTATCGTTATTAGGCGTATCAGCCATCTCTATTCTCCTTAGTTAATTAAGAGGAAAGAGGGCTGTTGACGCCCTCAAATCCTAGACAAATGCAATCTTGACAGCAGTGTTGGTACGTTGTTCTTTCGTACCGTAGATGATGTCAGAGCGCTGTTCCCATGCACCGGAACGAACGTTGTCCCAACCGGTGACCTTGACGTCCTTCTGTACGGCAACGGCGACAGAGTCCTTGTGGGCCATGTACGCGAAACCGGCAGGGATGTTGTTCGATACGCGTACTTCGACGCCGTAGACTACGAGGACACGGCCGGAGACGACAGGCTTGCCGTTACCGTCCATGATGAAGTCTGAGCTTGAGTAGCGTGTCTCAGCCATCAGGTCGTTGAAACCGTCAGGGTTGACGAACAGGGTAACGTTTTCCCAGTCGGTGACGTTGTTCTCGCCGAGAACCTGGATAGCCTGGCGAATCTTAGCGTCTGTCAGGGCGGTTGCAGCAGCGGCAATCGAGAAGTTCACGCCACCGGCTGTAACAGCTGCGGCAAGTGAAGTCACGATGTCCTGCTCAAGCGCGTCACCAAGAACGTATGCTGCGTCCTGTGTGTACCGGCTGCGGAGGTCGTACTTGCTCTGGACTTCCAAGATCTTGTAGATCTGGTGCGCCTTGTACTTCCACTTGTTGATAGCTAATGCGATTGGTGTCTCGGTAGCGGTATCAAACGTGATATCCGTACCCTGCGCCAAGTCACGGGCAGAACCTGATGTGCTGAATGGCACGATGTTCAGGGTCTGGCCGAACTCTTTAACCTCGTCGTCGTAACGGCGGAAGCGTTCAGCGAGAACCAGTCTCTTCTTTAAGTAGTCAAGTGTGTCAGCTCCCCAAATTGTTGGGCTATAAGCTGTGTGTGTGGTGGTAGTTGAACCAGCCATAATGTTTAATTCCTATATGTTTAGCTTGATGGTTAAAGCAAGCTAGCCAGTGTACTCTGTGTCTCGGAAGATGCGCGCTGCTCCGGTGAAAGAGACGCGTACCACTCGTTAACATTCGCTCGTGTCGGGCCGCTGGTCGCCATTGCTGACGAACTGGCCGTTCCAGTTACTGCCTTCGCTTGCTGCTTATCAGCAACCGTTTGCAGGGCTTGTTTACCGCCTTCTTGTTTCAGGGCTGTCTCCCGTGAGGGGTCTGAGCCTTTAGCCATAGCGTACAGCTGGTCAAGTGACAGGTATTGGTTTTTGACGAGTTCACCGATGTTGGGATTGCTGGTGACAATCTCCGTCATCTTGGCTTCATACTGCTTGGCGTCAGGGTTGGCGCTCCAAAAGTCCTGTACGGTGCTTTTGAGCGTTAAGGCCTGTACCTGGGCGGCTAGGGCGGCGTTGGGGTCGTCAGCAGCGAACGAGTCGATTGCTGGGACGTCCGTCGTCGTGTCTAGTGCGGTTTGCAGTTTGGCCTCGTTACGCGTACTGCGTAACTGTGTCTCGGCATTGCGGTACATCTCGGCGAGCTTTGCGGCTCCCTCGGGTGTAGTCGGGTCGATACCTTTACTTTGCTGTACCCAGGTGAGGTTGTCGTCTGCTGGTGCAGCGGCCTCGGTAGGTGCGGCGGTTGATTCGCTTGGTTGCGAGTCCGCCGCCTGTGTGTCATCTGCTGCTACTGGTTGGGTAGATGCCTCTACGCCAGTGTCGTCAGCCGATACAGGGGTTGTGGATTCTTCCATGAATCGCTCCTTACATTAGTTGTTAATGACTCATAAGCGGGTCTACAGCATTTAATTAATACAGGTTAAGTGCCAAGCCCTTGCTTGGTAGCAATAAAGCTTTGAAACAATAATGTCGAAAACAATTGCTACTGTAGAACACCGCTTAGAGCTGATAAGCCGGGGGATACCCCCGTATAGCTGTTCAGAGGGGGTGGGCACCGCTAAACAGCTATACGGAACTACCTAGACGTCGGCGTAATCGTCCTCCTTCGGTTGCAGCGCTGCAACTTTCTCGCGGTCTTCCATTTCTTTGAGCTGGCCGGATGATACCAGTTGGGCTTCCTTGAATATCAGGTCGATACACTGCTTGATACCGGCGGCTTTGACAATCTTGGTACTGCGCTGCTCGCTCGTCAGTTCTTCGCTCTCCGCGTCCTTATGTAAGTCGCTGTGAAGGGATATGAAGCGTTCGACCAACCGGCCACCGTACTCGCTTTGTAAGAAGGCATATGCGCCCCGTGCGTCCTTGCCGAGCTGGTTTTCGTCTATAACCGTCTGTGCGTCGTCTTTCACTGTGGCAGTCCTTCAGGCATTGGCATTTGGCCGCCCTGCTCAGCCATCAGCGCCTGGTCTTCCATCGGCATGGCGTTCGGGTCTTCCCCGCCCATTGCCGCCATTGGGTCTTGCATGGGGGCGGGTGGTTCTGCGCCAATAATCAAGTCGAGTTCTTCTTCGCTGAGGTCGAACATCTTCGGGTATAACACCTTCTTGGCTTGGTAGAGGTCGTTAGTCGGGTCTTGGATAAGGATGGCGTAGGCGTCAGTCGCTTGCTTGCTGTCCTGCTGCTTACCGCTCTTCACGGACGCCTCTAAGCGTATCTGCGGCTCGTAGGTGTCGTCGAACTGCTCCGGGTCAAAGGCGCGGAACTTCGGCCCCTGCATGGTGACCTGTGGTATCAGCTGCTTATCGGTGACGTAGTGCAGCATCATGCGGTAGACAATCTTGGCGCGTTGGTAGAGTCCCTCTTTCTCTAACATGCGGACGTACATCTCAAAGCGCTCACCGGCTTGGTTAATCTGGGCTTTGATCTCGGTAGCGGTAGAGTTAGAAGTGCTGCCCATGCCCTTGACGACTTGGTCGGAGGCGGTGGCTTCGCGGATGTCATTCTTAATCAGCTGCGTTTCGTTGAAGGCCGCCCCGTCGATGCGTGGCTTCATCAGGTAGGCCATCGTGCCCGGCTTGAACGGGTAGACGGTATTGGGCAGGTTCTTCATTTTCGGTATCCAAGCGGCGTAGACGGGGTCGAGGGTGGCCTGCGGGTTCAGGGCGTCCGTCACGGCGTCCGTCCGCTGGTTAGTGACGTCGTTGAGCAGTTCCTGTGGCTGGGCGATCGGGTCGATGTAGCTCTTACCGTAGATGATGGACTCGTCGGCAATGAAGCGGTTAATAGCCAAGAAGTGGATGCCGAGCTTGTTCGGCGCGTCCTCGATGGTGACGGTACGGTTGGCGATGGACTTGATGCGCTTGCCGTCATTGACCTCGATGATCTCAATTAGGTCGCCGGTGTTACCAATTGCCCCCAGCTGCATGTCCTTCAGTTCCTTGTCAGTCTCTTCGCCGCTGGCCTGCTTACCGGCGCGGACTTTGTCGAGGTTCTTAAAGCGCTTCTTGAGTTCGCCGGGTTTGTCGGGGTCGACGATGGTCACGCCTTCCAGCGCCTCTAAGGTGGTGTGGTAGCGCCGTCCGGTGTAGAAGTTGGTCGGGTCAGTCCACAGCTGCATTGGGTCGGACAGGTTGGGGTCGATAATGGCGTCACGGACGTTCAGGTTGATAATACGCGGCTTGTCGCCGTCCCAGTAGATGTACTCTGTTGCCGTGCCGTAAATGCCGGTAGAGCGGACAGTCTTAATGGTCTTTAAGTCCCAGTTGTCGCAGTCCCAGTAATAGTCGAATTGGGCATTAAGTGCTTTCAGATCGGGCTTCTTGCCGCTCTGATAGTAGGCCTGGATGTACTTGTACATGTCCTGCGGAATAAAGTCGATGGATGGACGGCCGGAGCAGAGGGCGGCCGTAATCGTCTCCACCGTCCCGAACGTCATCGGCACGAAGGTGTTGGTAATGCCCTTGTAGCCAACGCTGGTGCGCTTGTTGTTGTACAGCTTCCAGTTGCGTTCCCAGCGGCGGTGGTGGTTGTTCTTGGCGTACTCCCACGATTCATTAAACTTATCAACCGTCGTCTTGGCTGACTTCATTACTTTTGGCTTACCGGCTGGCGTATCTGGCATTTGTATCGTGCTTATCCCTATTAGCAGGATAGTACCACACGGTCTGTAAAATAATCAACAACAAAATGCGAACAAACGTACGGTTTTTGTTTACTTTGCGCTATAAACGTATTCTTTACCGTCCGTCATACGGATAACGACGATACCAGTATTGTAGACGTCTATCTCTTCGCCAGCGGGCATGACTACGGTGCGTATCTTCGGTTCTATCATGCGATACTCCTCGACGGTTCAAGGTGGTTCAACGGGTTGGCAAAGAACCGCTTACAGGCGATGTTTACCGTCTGTGGGGCGTCAACCTCTTCTTCGCCACGGGTCACGATAAGGCGCTTCGTATCGCTATCGTACGTGACGGTCACGTCTAGGTCGTCGCCCGTCTCAGGGTCTGCGTAGCGCTGCTGGTACAGCACAATCTGTTTGACGTTGACCTCATCGGCTATCATTTCGAGGTACTGCTCGTAGTATCCTAGTGCCATAGTGCGCGGTTTCATATGTTCTCCTCAAGATATTGGATGGGGTCTTCTGCTATGACCATTTGTTGGAGGTGAATCTGCCAAGCAGGTACCTGTAACTCTTGACGATGTTCGCCCGACTTACCAGGCTTAGCAATCCACCATAGATCATCGCCCCACAAAGCCTTAGCGAAGTCGTGATTGAAGATAATGTTACGGTAATTACTGTAATCGTCTGTGACATCTCCTGATAGGACGTCGCCAGCCCACCCGTTATTCAATGCTTTTTCTATCGCCTTAGTGAGTATCTCCTGCTTGTTCATTTGTACTTCCTGTCCCATTCCGCCCGTAAGCGCCATATTGCTTCATTACGTCGCCTCAGGCTTGCCCCCAAGTCGGTCAGCGACTGTATCAATGCTTTTTCCAGTTCAGTCATTAGTCTGCTCCTCATGTTCGTGATTATGTTGTTCATCGCACAGGTACTCATGCACCGTCAAGTCGCTCATCACTTCAATCATGGCCTGTTCCAGTAAGGTCTGCTCTTTGGGATAGGCTTCGTAGGCCGTTAGGAAGATGTTCAGGCTATCCTCGGTCTTGGTGTCGATGGCCTGCTCAGCGATGAACAGCAGGGTGGCGAACTCGGTGATGTTAGTCATTACCCCTACGATACACCACTATATTACACAATACTAGCGAACGTTTTGCGAACAAATATCTTACTGCATAACCGCTATAGCTTCGGTATACTGGTTAAGTAACTTAAGGAGATACCATATGGCAGACAAATCAACCGAGACAACCGTCGCAGAGCAGAAGCTCGATAACGGCTACAGCAACCCCGTAGACAGCCGTACCAACCCGAACAACGAGGTCAAGCTGAACACGCCGGGCGGCGACTTCTCGCACCTCAAGGAGCAGGGCGCTGATCGGGACGACATGCCCCTCGACAACACCCCAGCCGGTAAGGCGATGGGTAACGACGACGGCCGCCCGATGACCCAGGACGAGAAGGCCGAGCGCGACGAAGCTAGTAACAAGTAAATTATGTTCTAATATTTTAACAGGGGTAGTAGGTAATTTTAG